CCAACGAAGCACATCACCCACTGCAAATGTATTGGCAGCTATCAAATATGACTTTAAAATAAAGTTAGCTGATTGGTTGGTGAAAGCTGCGTTTGTAGTGTCGCAAATAATTATATCGTTTGGTTTTATAATGCTATTTATATAAGGCGCATTATAGTAGTGATTAGCGTTTGTAGTTACTGCGCTTTGTTTATTCGCTACGTTTTCAGGCGTAAATCCTAAAGCCGTTGCGATTGTTTTATTCTTCCAAAGTTGAGTTGAACTTTCATAAATTAAAGCATCGTTATTCGCTAAAGTTCCTGTATTGATGTAAACATTATGCAACTCGTCTAATTCCCAACCGTTCATTATCTTGACGTAAATCTTTCCATTGTTAGCGTGTGCATATTCTACATAACCAATGATAACTATATGACCTGTCGCTCCTGTTGGTTTTACATTTGTTATTCGCCCTGCAACCGTTGGACTTAAATAAAGCACATTTCCATCTGCCCACGTTTCGCCTTGTAAACTTCCAGTCGTGTTTATACCTTCTAATTGCCCAACGGTCATAATAAACCCTTCTTGGTTTGGTGCTATTGTTTCGGTTACAACCCCCAACGTATCTGCGCTATTGTTATCGTTATTAGCTTGTGCTAAATCAACTGCTAATCTTTGCCCTTGCGCTCCCGATATTTTAACTACTTGATAAGCGGCTTTAGTTAGTGTAGTGTTCGGTGAAACTTTATTGACCACTCTCGCTACTAAGTCAACGCCATTCTTCAAAGTTACTGAACCGCCTTTGAGAAGTGTTTGCGATACGCCTACGGTATTATTCCATTCTGTCATTCCAACGGCTAATGTTCCATTCGGAGTTACATTCAATGCTACTTGGTCTGCAATTAAATTATAAGTACCTAAATCAACATTCTGTGTTGCTCCTGTGTATGGAACTAATCCGCTTATGGAAGGAATGTCATCAGTAGTCGCAATGGTGTAACTCCCTGCCGTTTTATTCGGGAACTCTAATATAATCCCAGTAGTAGTTGCAGCTGTGTTTTTTAAAGTGCTTTCGTGTGTTCCGTTTCCTAAACCTAAAGAACCATCCGAAGCAATATAGGCGTAAGTGTCATTTGTTTCGTTTGCCGTTCCAACATAGGTGTCTGCGACTTCGCTATAAATACCTGCTGTATCACCTACGGTTATAAAATTAGTTGTTATACTCCCCTCGTCTGTTACTTCTTGAAGTGTTGGAACACTAGCAACTTGCAACGCCCAAACTGCCGCAGTTGCTGTGGCATCACTACAAACATAAACATCACCGTTGTCTAAAATCCAACGTGAACCAATTACAAAGCCTTTAGTATCGTCATCGTTTGCCGTTGGTGTAAATGTGAAGTTATGGCTCACTTCTCGAATGGTGAACCCATCTTGTTGCATCGTGTACAAACGCCCTGCTTCCCACTTCAATTCGTAGTCTAATGAACAAACTAGTGCAACGCCTTTTGCGCCACCGTTACCTGCATCCGTTACGCCCTTTCTTACTCGAGAACCGTTGTCAAAAAATATCGCATCGCCATCGCTGACAAATATATCTTCACCTCCTGTTGCATTGCCCTCTATCAATACTTCGTTTAGTGTTTGGCTACCGCCACCACCTGCAACCCAATCGCCTTGTTGATTAAGCAATAAAGTTTCATCGCCACTTTCGCTAATGCCTAAACAATCTTTGACTTCTTCGCAAATGTTACTAGGTAGTTGAGTAGCTGGGAACGTCAATACAAGTGAAACGCTTTTTGTTTCCGCTTGTATAGTTGTTGCGCTAAAGGTACAAACTATGTCAATTATCATTGCTAACCGAATTTATTACATCACATAAAACAATGTCGGTTATCTTGTTGACCTTAAATCCTGCGTCAAAGTCAGCATCATCTACTTTAGCCACTACTTCAGCATAAACACGCCCTGCAATAAAATTAGAACTTGCACCCAAAACAATCGCTTTGACCTTACCCAATAAACTGCTCACCACTTCCATCTCGGCAAGTACTATTTCAACAAGTATGTTTTCACGTCTTTGATATAGGTACAAAATAACATCTTCGCAGTTGCTTATTTGTATAGGTTCACCATCTTCACCAACTAACTGAATGTTAATGGTCAAGTCTTCACCCTGCACTAATTGTTTTACTGCTCCCATATTATGCGTCTGTTGTTTTCGTCAAAGTAATATTTCCTATTTTTCACACCTGCACCAATAATGCTGAACGGCAATTTGGTTTTCACTTGTTTGCAAAGTGTATCACGCTCGTAAACTACGCCATCAAGTGTCCAATTAACATCGTTTAAATAGTTAATCATTTCGTTTGCGTATGCGCTTGTCTGACCTGCTATTGAATTAAGCAACTCCGCACGTCTTTTGTCGCTTACTTGACCGAAACCCTCTTGTTGAAACTGCTCTAACCCCCATTGCGTACCATGCAAACCTAAATAAGGCATGTATCGCTTCATGGTACAACCTGCTAACCAACGCTTCACAAACACATTGTAAAAGTTCATCAACTCATAATCGCCCCAATCTGCGCTTGGTGGTGCTTCATTTACTGCAATGTTATCTAATGCGATGTAATAAACGCCATTATAAAATACTTTATCACCCTCAACATACGTTCTATTGGTTCTGTATTGCTGTGGGTTCGCTAGTATAGCGTTATTAATATCTTCGATTAATTCTTTCGGCAGTTCGTTTTTAACGTCCAACGTCTGCGCTAATATCACTTGTTGCTCAATCTGTGCTGTTGGTGTATTCGGACTTAACACCGCAAAGAACGGAGTTATATCCACAACGCTTATCCATGCTTTATTATTCGGAAACATTTGGCATATTTATTTGAGTGTTAACAATACCATACTCGCTCAAAGTCCAATCAATACTATTGCCGTACATTGTAGCCATTGTTTCTTGAATTAACCCCTGCACTGGTTTAACGGCTTCTCTTAATTCTTTTCGTGCTTGTTCGATTGCGTTTGTATTGCCTAAAACTGCGGCTTCGCTGTAACCTAGTAAAACAGGATGTACACCAAATAAACGGCAAATAGAACGCTCGATTATATCACGCTTAGTGTTTGACGCTTCTAGTATTGGTTTTGGGTCAGTTGCTGTGTATGTTGGTGCTTGTTCGGGTGTTTCAACAAAGTGTGCTAATACTCCAAAGCGTGAAGTCAATCCATCTTTATTTTTCTGCAACCCTGTGAACTGCGTCATTGCTTCTTCAACACGCTGACGGTCTGTTAATCCATCTTCGCCTTCGGTTGTTTCATTTACTCCGCTAAACGTCATGATACCACCCAAAACAAAGCCATTCAACACCGCTTCATAATCCATCTTAGATAACTCGCTTGACGTTTTCAAGTCTTCAAATGCCGCTAAATAATCGGGAAGTCCATAATGCCCACTATCGAACGGATTACCATTGTAAACGTATAAGATCTCGCCACGCCCACCAAAGTGATTGACATTTATATCCATCGCTTCAAATGTTGCTACTTCGCCCTGAAAGTCTTGCAACTCAACCCACGCATCACGTCTGTATTTATCCGTTTGGATTGTCGGGTTATAAAACCAAGTGCCATTTATACCACGTCTGAATTTTTGCAACGGCATCACTTCCGATTTTCCTACTCGACCGTTTCCAAGTCTTGAAACATGGATAACAACCGCATTAAAATACGACCACGAAGTCGCAAATATTCCGACAAATTTATCCGCTGTTTGCTTTGAGTTTACTTTGAAAGCCGATGCAACTGGAGAAACAAATCCATCCGCTTGAATGTACTCCGCATATTTCTTTGCGGCTTTCTTAGCCACGCCACTATTGTTTATCGCCTCGATTAATTCTAAAGGCAAATTGTCATTCCATCCATAACGAAAATATCCATCACCTTTCTTTTCAGTGGTGACTGGCAAAATGTTTTTGAATGTTCTTGTATGTTTGCTCATTGTATGCCTTTATAATTTACCTCGATTTCTTTGATAGTGCTAAACCCTTTTGGATGTATCACTAACCTTTCATTTGGCTTAATGCAAAGGTGCGATTTTTGGTAGTCAATATAGTGTCCGTCAACTATTTTTTTAGGACACGAAAGGATTTCAATTAAATTGTTATAGGCTCTCTTGTGTACAATGTACGCAAACGCTCCCCACGTTTGATTTTGCTGTGTGAAGTATTGATTGAAGTAGTAAGGGTAACGCCCAAACGAACCGCCCAAATAAAGTATATGCCAATCTTTTGGTAACTGGGTTAAATACTTTTCAAACTTAGGCTTAAAATCTTTTACGAAAGTTATATCATCCTCGAAAATAGCAATGCACTCATAACCTCTTTCTTTAGCTAGTTTAATAGCGTTCAAGTGGCTTTGAATACAAGCATATTCGTTATTCGTTACACCTTGTATTGGCGAAACTATTTCCTTACCATCAATGGCAATTAGTCTTTCGACTTGAAGGGTCTTCCCCTTTTCTTTGGCTGTGGAATAGAAACATCCTCTAGCCTCTTGTTTGGCACTAAAGGTAAATCGTTCTCGTCTGTCGGCACTTCGTTCAAGGTTGATAAAGACACCGGGAACTGGGATGTTGATAGGCTTTTTTTTTGCCCCTTTTCCTCTCCCATCACATCAAAGCAATGCGACTTTCCAAACTTACAGCATAAGTTGTAAAGTTCTTCAGTGATTTGGGTGTCTTTGGTTACAGATATAATCTGCGTTCCGGCACGAAAGGTGATAGAACCAACGTCTTTTTTAAGTTTAAATTTTTGTGGTATCATATTTGGGTTTAATTGTTTACAAATCTACTTTAATTAGTTCTACTCCAAAAATCTCGCCACGTTTAACTATCTTGTATCTAAGGCTATTTAATCCGTCAAACTCCCACGTGTGGTGTGTTCTATTCAATCGCTCTTTATTCGCCTTATATTCGCTTGTAATGGGTTGTTTTTCGTGTTTAAGTGACTTGTATCTGTGCAACTCAAACTTGGTGCGAATGTTGTTTAGCTTTGTTCTGGTGTATAAGTCATCATCTTCGCCACCCCATCCCCAATAATTATTTGAAAAGCCGTTGCAAGTTAGAAACGCATCCTCTGTGAATGCTGTTACACCACCAAAACAAGTATCGTAAGGCACTTTGTAGTTGAACTGCTCACATAAACCGCTAAAGTGAACCGCTCCATCAATAGGCTGGGTGTAATGTGCTAGGCTTTCGGCTAATAAATCCACATCATGGAAGCAAACCACATCATCAGTACACTCATTAAAGCCTATATTCAGCAACTTCCCACGATTAAATAGTTCGTTATTCGCTTGTTCCACTACTAAAATGTCAAACCCTTTGTAATGCTGTACAAATTGTTTAAGGTGTTCAAGTCTATTTCGATATGGTACTATTAGCTTCATTGGTTATATAATAAAAAATATTTAGTTTTATTTTCATCAACCATAAAGCATATTTCTTCTATTTTAAAAATATCTTCAAACCCATCCACCCAAATGTCTTGGTCGATAGTTATGGGAAAATCTAGTTCTATATCTTTAGTTGCTTCATGATACTCAAAATTCCAATTATTTTTAGTCATAATTTCACTAATTTTATTTTCTTCATCATGTTGCTTAAATAGCCATTCAATGTCAGTTATTACAAATTGTGCTTTCATATTATATTTAATTGGTTTGGTTACGGTTAATTATCGCCCACTCTAGGCATTTATCAATTCGCTCCGTCTGCTTCACGTCTTTACCATACTCACGGCTGTACCATGAATGGATGCCAATCGGTTTGTCATTTATGTTTATTACGGTGCTAATCCCATCTGTTGAAGTTATCTTGGTGAAGTTAGCGTGTTTGAAGTTCAAATGTAGCCAATAAAATAACCCTGCAAACGGCTCATCTACATTGCCATTCTTTTCGCATTGGTTAGCGTAGTCATAAACTTTTGAGTTGTCAAATTTTGGCAACTTAGTTTTAATCATGTCAACATTAAATACATTAAAGAACGGATTGACGTGGAAAAATGATTTGTCTCTATGGCTAATCACTCCCTTATCGGGAACACCACAATACGCAAAGTCATTTCGGATCATGTCAGCAATTACTTGGTCTATTAAGTCCTCATTGGTCACAAAGAAATCTTCGTCAGCGTTTACGATTATGCCGTTGTAGTTTTCAAGTATGTGAAGGAGATAAGTAAACGCACCATGAAAGCCTGTAAATTGTTGCAACCTTACAAAGGTATTATCATCACGCCACAATGATTTTGCAAGGCTGTAAAGTTTATCATTTGCGCTTCGGGTTATAATTGTTTTCTTCATTCTGATTTAAAGGTTTCGTTGTAGTATTGTTCAAATGTTTTTTGTGGATATTTTTCACTTTCATTTATTTCATAATCTTCGGCAAATCCAATTATCTGCTCCTTCTCCATTTGTTTAGCTTGTCTTATTAAAGCATCAAACTTAAACGAAGGGTTGGCTTGTTGTATTTTTTCAACTAACCATTGTACTGCTGTCTGTTTATTTTCCATTTGTTTCGCTTTTTCAAGTATTGAATGCCAAGTCAACTTATCTTTAGGTGTTTCCCATAATTGCTGAAATAACCAGTCTACTGATGTCTGTTTCATATCAGTTTTTTATAAATATCAATCCTACATTTTATAAACTCGCACAATTCATATTTCTCCTGCGCCTTAAATTCAATCAATGCTTTAGTCAAAGCGTATTTATTTACCTTTAAAATCTCCGCATCGCTACTATTGTACTTCGCTATGTTAGTCGTATAATATTTGCGCATCGACACCATCGCATCAACTAAGCATGAACTGCAATTACCCTTTAATTTCTTGTTGAAAATTAGTGTATAGTAATATCGGATAGTAACTCCGCTTACATTGTTGACGCTACCTTTGCTAATTACATTCTCGTTCAACTCATTTAAAAAAGATAGGCTTCTCACTTCCATTGTACAAATATAGCTAAAGTATTTAAAAAACAATAGCCCCAATAAAGGGGCTAAAGTTTATGCAACTAAGGGAGCGAGAAGACTATACTACTGCTTTGCTGATGTTATCCAAGTAAGCGATTGAAGTAGCCAAAGAACCGCCATTCAAGAAGTATTTAGGTAAGTAACGTTGCTCACCGCTAAGTGTCAACAACATTCCTGTGTCATCTTGTAAAGCCGTCCCAGTTCCACCTGCGAATGCCGATGCTTTCAATCCTTTGTCCAATCCGTAAACTTCGATTTGGTCGTTTTCGTTTTGGAAGATAACAATCAAGTCCTTTGCTTTAAACAAAGTCTCAACTGCCGCACGTTCAGCAGGTGTAGCTGTGAAGATTTTAATCGCTGCGCTGTGATTGAATGTGTTGGTATTATCACCAATCACGCCTTCAATAACACCGTTATGAGTGTAGTCTTTGCCTGTAACCGTAATCAACTTATAAGCATCGCTAGAATTGTCAACGCCCATTGTAATGGTGTTAACGTATCCATTAGCGTCAGTTGTAGTGCTTACGACTTGGCTCTTTTGCGTTACCCAAACTCTACGGTTTACACCGCCCACTTGGTTTTCTTTCTCGCATCCTTGTCCGATGCTTTCTAATATGTCAATGCAATCTGCCATTTTGTTTTATTTTTTGAATATTAAAAGGGGGATTTGCACCCCCTTAATTTTTTTTAGAACCCTGCGATTACGTTCAAGTCACCGTAGCCGTATTGGTAGTCAATCATGGCACTAGCTGGTGAATAAACTTTGTCATCTCTACGGTCGTAGAATGGTTCGATGCTTTCAAAACCGCTACCATCAATCATGATGTGGTGGTTGCTAGGCAAAGTCAAGATAACACGATTAGGGTCAGTTACACTTGGAGGTGAACCTGCTGTGCCGTAAAGTGCCAATCCTCTGTCAACATAGTTAGCGTTAATCATTGGAATGCCTTGGTAAGAGATACCAGTTACACCGTTTTGAATAGACGCTCTGTCAATCAAGTTACCGCCTACTGCTGTGTTTACTTGCAAGAAACGAGACCATGCTTCATAAACTTTTTGAGTTACAATGAATGCTTTAGTTCCGTTGTCAAAAGTTTTAAGCAAATCGCTTTGTGCTGTATAGATACCGTAAAGTGTACCTTCGATGTTTGCCAAAGACAAATCGCTGTCAGTGATTGCACCTGCATCAACCGTTCCGTCATTTGCCGCTACACCTGCTAAAAGTTTTTGATAAACACCGTCCATACCACTCAAGAAGTTAGTAGTAGATGAAGTGTCAGCAAGGAACAAAGCGTAAAGCAAGTTAGTGTTGAAAGCGTTTGACTGCTTAGTCACGATACGGTCAACAATCTCAGGAGTAAGTTCACCTTTTCTCCATCCGTCTGGAAGGCTATCTCCCCAAATTGATTTCACGAAGTCGGTATAACATTGCTCAAAAGAGAAATCCAACTCATAAGGGTCTAATGCCTTTTTAGTAATTGGCGTTCCTGTTTTGTAATCCCATCCACAAGTTGCCTTGATAGTTGGTGCATCTGTAAATTCAGCATCAAAGTATAATTCTTTGCCGATTTTACCAAAGTGAATTGTGAACGGTAAAGCGTTAATCTTTGGGTCGTTCAATAGCGGTTTATAGAATACCTCATATGGTATCGAACCGTTTGCTGGTAGTGCTGTTACTGCGTTTGCCATGTCTTATTTTTTTTTGTTTTTAGTTTAAAAATTTATTTGTTTTCCTTTTCGGCTCTACGTTTTGCGATTACTTCCATTGCTGAAAGTTTTGGCGCATCTTGGTTAGTGTTGTTTGATTGACCTGCTTCTGCTTTGAAGTTCTTGCCAGTTACAAGTAACGCTTCAAAAGACTTCACCTTTGTTGCAAGTGCTACGATTTCATTCTTGGTGTCGTTAATCAAAGTTTCTTTTTCGTTTACGATTTCTTCTTTAGCGGCAAGTTGTGCTTTCAATTCTTCGATTTGTGCGTTTGCCTCTTTTAGTTTCGCATCTTCAACTTGAACTTCTACTTCAACTTGTGTTACTGCTGTAACCACACCACCTACTACGGTGTAAGTAGCTGTATCTACAACGTAATCACCATCTGCCAAAGGTGTCAACATTGTTTCGTCTTCAAATACCAAAGTACCTTCAGTAAGTGTTGAGCCATCAAAGTGGATTACTTTGCCGTCAATAGTTTCGGTCATTGCTGCTTTAAAAAGTTTACTTGTGAGTTTTGCTAGGAATGATTTTATTCCTGTTAACTCGGCTTTAATTTCGGTTGTTTCTGCCATGATAATTGTTTTATTGTTAGTGTTTAAATACGCTGCTATTTTGTATTTGGTGAACGCCTTTATTTCACCGCCCATGATTTCATCTGCAAACCCTAGTTCGATTGCTTCACTTGCTGTTAGTGTTGTTTGACGGTCTAAGATTGGCTTTAAATCTTCGGTTGACTTGCCAGTGATTGCAGAATAGAAATTAACTATTTTATTTTCTGCACGTTTTAAATCTTCGGCTAATGCTTCCAAGTCTTTCGCTTCCATTGCGTTCGGTGCATCAGGCATCCAAAAAGGATTATGAACAAAGAACTCGCTGTTAGCGTACATCTTACGTTTGCCCTTTTTTCCTGCTTGGAATATAACCGTAGCTATACTGCCACACATACCGTTTACTATTGTGTTAACCGTAAACGGCAAAGACATTAAACGGTCATGAATTGCAAAGCCTTCAGTAACTGAACCGCCACCGCTATTGATAAACACATTTAGTTCTTCAATATCTTGGTGTTCGTCAATGAAATTGTTTAACGTGGTCAAGTCAAAAGACGCTTCATCAAAGAAACCTTGCTGACCTATGTAACCGTTAATGTATAGCGTTGCGCTGTTCATAGTACAAAAAAAGGGAGAATAGTAAAGCGAATTTGTTTTTGTCCTAAAATCAAACTATGTTTGTCCTAAACTTTTTAACCATGTCAATCCGAAACAAATACATCAGCGCATCAGTTACATTCGTACTATGCTATTTACTTTGTGCCTTTATTGGTGCTAATCTTAACCCCTTGCAATGGTCGGAGTGGGTTAGATTGTTCTTCATTGTAGCCTTGTTTATTCCACGTCAACTAACCAAAACTATTGCAACAGATGGCAAGTAAAAAAGACGAAGCAGAAAAGTATTCAAAACAACTCAAAACGCAGTTCACGCCTTATTGGTGGAAACGCTTAGAAAGCCATTGCCAACTTCCGCAGTCAAATACAAGTGTTGCGAAGTTTGTTCGTGAAGCGGCTATTGAGAAGTATAATGAAATTTACAAAGACGAAAAATGCTAGGCATCGCAATAATTATCTGCTTTACAATTATAGCCTTACTTTATGCTAAATGCATATTGATATGGAAGGATGCTATGTTAAGCAAGTATAATAATACCTACAACTCCGATAAATTAACCGACTGATTACGGTTGTTCACAAAATTAGTGAACTCATCGTAAACCAGTTTCGGCTGTGGCATCTTCGCTATGCTATCGCTAACCATCTTCGCCATCGTACTAGCGTTGTTCACCTCGTTACTCATTGCCCTATCGCTATACCCACCATCAGTTGTAGGGATGTAACCTGTGGCGAATTTTCTATTTCCTAATTGGAAGTTAGGTCTGTTGCCTACCGCTAACTCCATTTGCGCTAAAACTGGCGCAAATCGCTCCGTAGCTTTTGCTGTCATTACACTTTCACCACGTGATAACTTTGCATCTATGCTGTCGCTAGTTGCTGTTCCTGCACCATCTAAACCGATAACGCCTGTGGCAAATCTTGGAGGCTGTTTACTTGCTATCATTCCAATTTGAACGGCTGAAAATGCTGCCGCTAATGCTGCAAATAACGGACCTGTAACCGTACCAACTAAAGGGATTGAAGCACCCGAAGTATAAGCCGCTAAAGTAGCGTTTATACCTTGCATTACTGCCGTTGCTAATTGTATAGCTTTGTTTTCTTCAAATTGTTTACGCTTTAACTCGGCACTTTGTTTAGCATATTCTTCCTCGCTTAATGCACCACTTTTTAAAGCCGCATCAAGTTCTTCTTGTTTACGTGCCGTTACCTCGCTAAGTATATCAGATATTGAACCGATAGTGTTTAATGCTCCTGCTACAATACCTTGTATAGCTTGTATTTGCTCAGTTTGTATTTGTTTGCTTTCTTCTGCTACTTTTTTTTGCGCTTCTATATCTTGTTTATATGCATCGTCTTTTATTTTAGCAATTTTATTAGCACTTTCAATTTCAATATTTTGCCTTTCGGTTGCTGTTAATTCTGCATTTTCTAAAAGAAATCTACGTCTTAAATTTTCCGCTTCAATTAATGCTGTTGGTGTTCCTATCCTTTCAGCAATTAATTCTTCACGCCTTACTATTGCGGCTAACTCACGTTTACTTGCATCATCAAATCTTTTACGTCTATCTTCTTCTTCTTTGGCAAGTATATCGTCAATGCTTTTAAGTTCTTCCGTTCTTAATTCTCTACGTTTAACATTTTCGGCTCTTAAGTTTTCAGTCTTCTCCTTTTCAAGTAAAATGTTTATTCGTGTTTGTCTTTGCGCCCTTGCAATATCCGCTTCATCTGCTGCATCCTTTAGATTGCTTTCAAGTTCAATTAATTTAGCCTCATCTTCTGCTGACTTAGTTCTTCCTTTTAACTTTAATTGTTCAGTTGTTAAATAGTCTTTAGCTAACTTTTTATTTAAATCAGAATTAGCAATTTCTAAGTCTGCTATCTTGTTAGCTATACCAATGCGTTCTTGTTCGCTTTTGGTTTTATCCTTTAGTGACTTGGTTAACGCTTGTACTTGTCTATCGTTTGACTTTATAGCGGCTGCCGTTCGTGCGTTTGCAACGGTTAATTCATCCATTGCTTTAGCTGCTTCGTAACCTTCTTTAGCTGCCACCGCTGCATTTTTACCTAAATTAAAAAGGAATTTAACTGGGTTTGCAAGTGCTGCCGTTAATTTATCAAATGATGATACTGTATCAACTACAGTGTCAATTATAGAACCAAATGCTTTGTTTACTGCTTCAAATGCAAATGCTGCTTGGTCAGCTATTACTGCATTACTTTTGAATATTTCAAATAACCCTGTCAACAACATTACAACCGCCCCAATAGGGTTTGCATTCATTGCTGCATTAACTCCCATTTGTGCTGTTTGAAAGCCTTTTAATCCTGGCACAATGCTTGTCAGTTTGCCAGTTAACTCATCAAATCCTTGACCGTAATTGCCCACATTTCGTGATGTGTTACCGAGTGCCGCCTCTTGTTCTTTTAGTACCTTATTTAATTCTTTAGCCGTTTGGATTTGTTCCTTAGTTGGCTTTGCTGTTTGTATTAATTGATTGTATAAAGCGTTGTAGGCTTTGCGATTTTCTGCTATGCTGTTTTCTTGTGCCTTACCTGCTTTGATGTTATCCTCAGTCGCTTTGGTCATTATCTTTGTTGCACTAGTTTGTTGCACCAAAACATTGTTTAACGCCCTTTGCTCTTTCTCTAATGCCTTTACCTCCGCATTTTGTGCGATGTATTCGTTTGTCTGTTGCTTCCCTGCATCAGTCAACTCCTTTAATTTTGTTTTGGATTGGGTCAATAAGTCGTTCACGTCCTGCAATGCCGAAACGGTGGGAGTAGTGTCAATCTTAAATATTAGTGTATCTGCCATGTTAGTAAAGTTTTACAAGTTCAACCAATGTACTCACGTTCCTATTCGGGTTGTATCCGCTTATCTTGCTCACATAAAAATAGCTATTAAAGTATTCGATATAAACAGGAATAGTCAAGTCAAGTTGATTAATGTCGGAGGCGTTTAATCGTAGTAAGCAAGTGACTATTTTAGCTTTATCGAGTACATCAATAAACGCTTGGTAAAAAGTCGGGATTAAATTATCATTAAAGCCTAAATTGATTTCGCCACTCTTTTGGAAGTGAGTTAATAAAATGTCGGTGGTCTGTGCGCTGTTACTTGTCCCGTCTGTGTAGGTAAACGCCACATCATTAAACTTGGCGAACAATATCCTCTGGTCTATTTCATCTTTAAACGTGCCGTCATCATTAAATATCTGTAAGTCTGCAACAATTAAACCACCTGTTAACGCTTGTGTACTTGCGCTAAAATCAATCTCAATTAAATCTTGCTCATCATCTAAATTCTGGTCATCTAAAGTGATAACACCGTTTGCAAATGTTGCGTTTTGGTTAGGGTCGAAGACTTCATCATATTGCCACGTACAAAGATTTCTTTGAGCGTAGCCATCAACCGCAAATGTTATCTGTGGTGTATCGGTTAAGTCTAACTTATTCGACCAATCTAAAGCGTTTGGAATGTTATCATTTAGCTTTTCAAACGGTATTATGTTAACCACTTTGTTAACCTCATCAACTTGGATTAGTGAGCAAGTCAACTTTAAATAAGTAGCTAGTAATTCGCTTTGTTTTGTATCGGGTAGTAAACTATTGACGGTTGTAAATTGACGGCTTATAAAGTTAACTGACGGTAAAGCATTTACTTCAGTTGGAGTAACTACAACCGTATCTGTAATGGTTAATGAAGCATCAGCAACGGTGTAAATTGCAGCCGTTAAAAATGAAATGGTAATTGCGTTTGCATCATCTGTTAATGCTGACGGTGTAAGTGTTGCGGTTCCCGAATAAGTAAAAGTGTTTACGCCTACTACCACATCAGCCGCTAATCTTGTATCGGATATGCCTATTGAATTAACGTCTATCGTAATATTGCCTACGATTGTAACCGTTATATTTATTACAATGTTATAAGTTACGGTTATTATATCATTTAGAATAACGCTACCATCCCAAGTTGCTATTGAACTAGGGTCAAAATAAATATCGCTGCCACTAATTTTAGTAAGCATCATTATTTTATTTGCTGCTGCAGGAGCTGGTAAAACCAAAGTATCACCGTAAAACTCGCAGTTATATTTATCACCGTTAAAATCTCTCAACCATTCTTTACACAACGGCAAAACCATTAACTGATTTGGATAACCGTATTTTAATTTGGTTTCATTGTTTAGCGTGTAACCTTGTGAAGCCGCCATTTGTTCTAAAAGAAACTCAATCGAAACGCTTGGTGGCTGGTAAGCAATATTGCCCAAAGCTATCGCAGTAGGTTGCTCAACATTCAAAGCGATTGAACGTGGAACGTCTAAATCCGTTCTCGTTGCAACGTAGTTAGTCAACGTGTGATAATAGTCGTAGGCACTGAAATCAATATCAGTTAACTTGCCGTCCTTTAAAGCCGCAAAGAAATCACTATTGCCACCGTAAATGTTGACGTTGTAACCTTGTGCGCTTTCCTTTAGAGTTGCAAATGAAATCTGTTGGTCTATACCGTTGGAATAATAACGTGCTTTTAGCCTTCTATATGGCTTAGTGCCAATGTTATTTACATCATCGGGATTTTCAAATATGGCTTTATTCTTTGCCGTCTTTGGAATAGTAAATTCGGCTGACCGTACTCCGCTTCGCTTTTCAATTTCACCAATCTTCGCAATGGCGTATTCTATACTAATGTCGGCATCAGTAGGCAAATCAACTAACTTATCTTCGATATAAAGTTCACTAGCCATTTTGCATAGTTATTTCAGTAGCGTAAATAATTCTCACGCTAACATCAAAAAATTTATCGTTCGTGTTTCGCTTGGTGAATGTACCTGCTTCAATCAACACTGGTGTAACTTCAAGCGTTCCATCTTGTAAGAAGTTCCCAATATACGCTTGTGTAGTTTGCTTTAAACTTTCCATGTAAGCCAATGCCTCTTGTGGTATATCGCCCGTTGTGAGTATCTCACTATCGGTTACGCCTCTACGTTCACTAACGGCTGTTAGATATTGTGGCGTTTGGTAAGTTTCGGCATCGGGGATTTCCGTTTCAAAAGTAGTATTGCCGTTAAATGGAAACACCGCCCAACCGCCTTGACGAGTTAACCACGCTAACAATTTGGTGTTGCAATTAATTGGTAAGTCAATTTGATTGTAGGCTTGTAGGTTTAACTCCACAATGTACTCCATATCAGTTGCTCCGTAGCTTAATGTATAACTAAAGGAATAAAACCCAATATCCGCAACGTCCAAATCAATATACCACCCTAAACTAAAAGGGAACGAACCGAATGGAATAAACCACGCTGGTTCAGTCACATAGTTCCCATCAATACCTAAACCGTTAAATGTGTATGCCGTTACTCCTTGCATAATAGCATCATCGAAGTAATCAGTAATTACTCCGCTGTCGGTGCTGTCTTTAACGTAGGTCTTGACTTTCTTAATCATTATTAGTAAGGTATTGTAGTGTAAATAACGGTTATGTCTAATCTTCCACTTCCTGCTGTCGGGTTGCCTGTTTCAATCGCCCACATTAAAGCCTTGTTAGCAATCACGCTATTTTCATCGTTTGCACTTTGCGCTATTCTTATCGCACTCTTATTTGCCGTTTGAGTTAACATTGTGCCTAAGTCAATTAAATTATTGTCTTCAATATCTAAAGTGTCGAAGTATATTGATTGAGTTGTGTTCGTTGCATAAGCCGCTGTGATGTATGTATATTTTACAACTACTGAAATTGGTATAATTGCCAAACCTGCACCTGCGGAAGCAATTAATTGAACTGGCGTTGTGTTACCTGCCAATATCTGTGCGCTACTTATCGCAACGCTTACGGATTGCGTACTTCCTAAACCGCTTGACATATTCGCCCATGCTGAACCGTTGTAATATTCAAACTGACTATTATCAGTGTTGTAAATTAGTAAGCCATTCGCTGGTGTAGCGATTGCGTTCCGTTGTGCCGTTGTTAGCTGAATAGCTAAGTCTTGATAGCTGTCAACCATGTCATCTAAGATAACTTGCTGAGATGCATCAAATGTACTTCCTGCAATGTCGGAAGCTAATTGTGTTTTGCTTTTTATAGCCATGATATTTGATTTTCGTTTATTGTTCTTGTTTCTTGACTTTCCCCATCAATTAATAGCTTGGTAAAACCGCACTCGCTTATTGAGTTAGCTTTAACGTAGTATCGGTTCAAATCTTCTACGGTCAAGCCACTATTAGCTACATAATTGAACCCCTTTAATGAACCGTTAAAAAAGTGTCGCAAATAAATGTACTCTTTGCCACCTACGACTATTGACCCATTATCTATGTTGTAATTAACTTCGTCTATGTTGTAAAGTATTTTGTAAGGCGTAGGGAATGCCGCTTGTGCATAGCCACTTAGGTTAAACCTTAACCGTCCGTTTAAGTCTGCTTCGGGTCTAAATGTAGCGATTAGCTTATAAGGTTGCACCGTTGCCATATCAACGCCACCAATAATCAATTCACCCACTTGCCAACCGCTATAAACGGTCACGCTAGGCAAGTCAACGAACTCACAACCTGCACCAACGGAACTAATCACCGTTGACGGATAGGCTGTCTGTAAAGTAAAGTTGCTTTGACTTGTGATTGACTTCACCACATGAAACCCAGTCAACGCCCCAAAGTTTCTAAAATAGATACGGCTTCCCACTTCTAGGTCAGCACTAAATGAAGAAGTCAACACCACTTGAATAAGACCGTTACTAGGAAAATAAAAGAATGGTCGAGTAGGTAAAGCGTATATCCATGTGAACTCTCGATGTGCGCTAACCCACTTATAAGGACGTTGGAAAAGTAAATAGTCGTTGGCTCGGCTCATGTTGCAAATTTAAACAACTCTAAGCCGTTATTATTTTCGTGTCCTATTTTATTTATAATGACATATTAATAACTAGTATCTAGTAAAAAAATTTACTGGCTCTTTATTTATTGATATAAGAAAGATGTCAACCCATCTAGCCGCATCTTTTATATTATCAAAATGCTTTACAGTTTTACCAACTTTGCCTTTAAATTTTTTTTGGTTATTTACACTTGTATTATTTCTTACTTTATAGACATTTTTATATTCTGTCTTTTCGCTAAATCTCATATATTCATTTCCGTTAGTGCATATTATGCCGCCAATAAATCAAATATCTCGGATTGGATTTCTGTCACCAATAATTGAGCAAACTCCGCTTCAATACTTCGCTGTAACTCTTCGTTAAATATTCCGCTAATTAAATCGCTTCCACCTGCTTGGTAAATTGTAGAACCCTCTTGATGTATTCGCCTCGCAATTAAGAACGCTAAACTATCTTTGCTTATTCCATCTGGGATAATTCCTTTGTCATCTATCCATTGCCTTATCGCACGTTTAACCGCACCATTGCCTCCGTTCTTTGTCGGTCCTCTACCGTTTTGTAGGTACTGAATATAATCATTGCCGTAAATGCTTAGCACCGTTCCATTAGTTACTTCAAACCGTATTGACTTAGCTAGTTTGCCACTTGCGTTTACAACGCTCTCAAACGTGCCATTTGCGCCCCTGCGCTGTATTAGCTTGGTTTGGATGTCATTCACCAATTGCTCGGTTAATTTGACCCCTAATTCGTTTAGTCGTGCTTCTAGGTTTATCATACCTCACAAACTTTGCTGGATTTGATTTGAAGTTGAAACCTAACAAACATTCCGTTCGTCACACCGCTAAACTGCTTGTAAAATGGTTCTGCTTCATAGTTGCTCACTATCTTTCCGCTACCTTGTAAAGCTAGGTGAAACCGCCTTTGCATCGTGTCGGCTTCGTCTGTGCTGTTTAACAAGTCATCTGCTCCATCGTGTGGCGAACCGTCAAACAGAAACGCCATTAATATGTTAGGGTTCACGTCTACGCCCATATTGGTCGGGTTTTGCACACGAAACGGATAAAGATGTATTTGTGGCATCGGGTTGTCCTTGATGGCTAAATTTGCATCGCTAACACGCCCATGATAAAACGTGCCATTCGGGTTAATAGTTTGGCAAATGCCTTTTATGAAGTCTACGGTATCTAAGTACATAAAGCAAAAGTAAATAAAAAAAGCCACTTGTTACGGTGGCTTTCTTTTTTGTGGCTTCAATATTAGGCTAATAGTTTTCTCGCTTCTCAATTTCTTTTTGCACCTTGTCCATTTCAAGGTCGATAGATTTCTTTATTGACTGGCTGATGTTTTCAGCAACGTGCAGATAGTCCCGTTCTATAAGGTTTGATAATGCGGCTAACAGATTAGCCGTTTCTGATAGCGTGTTATTGCTTACGCTTGTGTACTTTGTTTTCATAGGTTTGTTTTTGGTTTTGGTTTGCTGTGTTTGTAGTTTTTTAGTTTATTAAATAATTGATATACTCTAATTCAATATTTCTTATTCTGTAAAGGTCATTGCTGTTTCCGTTAAAATAATTTGGCGTAGAAATTAACTCCATGTCTTGTTCTAGTTCTTTTTTTTGCTTTTGTAACTGCTCAAGAGTTAAACTGTTTATGTGGTCAAAAATTGGCTGTGTCAATTCTTTTTTTAATTTGTCAATGTTCATAGTGTTTGGTTTTGGTTTTGGTTAAATGATATGCAAATATAGCTAAACATTTTTCACACTTCCAAACTTTTTCTAAACTTTTTTTAAAGTTTATTTTTTAAACATTTTCTGCTGTTGCTGTTGTGCGGCTTGTAAATCTTTTTGATACATCGACTTTTCAAAGTCGTGAAGGAGAATGTCGTAAATCAAAGTCGCCTGCATATTTGTGACCTCTTCAATAGTTTTGCCCCATCTGTCCATCATGGCAAAGATAGTGGCTTTCGCTCCAAACTTTTTAAACCTATCTACATTCGCTATCGCCTCCGCTTGGCTTGGTTTGTAGTCGTTCAATCTTTTATAACGCTCAAAGAATTGTTTGAGTGCAGAAAAAAAAAAGCGCAAATCGGGTTCGCCTCATCCGTAGGCACTTCGCTGAAATCAATATCAGTATAAATCTTTGCAATGCCAATCAAAGCGTCCTTCGGTTTGTCATGCTGCAGGAGTAAAGACTTCGCCATCTCTAGTTTGCCGTAGCTTTCACGCCCGATGTCAATTTGTTTATCCTTTTCCAAATAAGCGTTTGGTGCTTCGTGCATAAATTGTAATGCCGTAAATAACGCCCCTAGTGCTTCGCTGTTTAGCTTGTTTAACTTGGTCGTGGGTACACCTAGTAAACAACTCGCCTGGTCAAGTGCTGTTTCATAATTTAGAAATTCGATGTACTTCTTAAACGGTACATCACCCCAATTAGTCGGGATGTTTATTATCTCTTCGTTTATTTTCCCTTGTATCATATCAGTGAGTTTTTTCTTATTCCTGTGCTTGTTTTGTGCTTGGTTAGAAACGCAAAGCCATAAAGGAAACCGTCAAGTGCGTGATTAAATGCGTCAACTGGTATTCCTGCTTTCTTATCATTCCAAATGTAATTACTTAATTCCTTTCTCAAATTGTGGCTTGTTGGTGTTATCATTATTTTATAGTTCGTTGCACTTGGTATCATTTCGGATGCACCTCTACAATAGTCGGTACACGGTTTTATATTCAATCCCTTTCGCCTTAAATCCTCGACTAACCTATTTTGTTGACCGTGACTATCACCCACGATTATATCAGTCGGCTTTTGGATTAGTTGGCTATTAAGTTTGAAAAGGTCATCAGT